GGATCAGGTCGACAACCTGCTGATCGTCAGCCGGAACAAGAAAAAGGAAACCGACCGTGACGGGAAGTACGCCGACGAACCGGATGCCTTTTTAAGTGTCGTCAAGCAGCGTCACGGCGATTGGGAAGGTACGGCTGGCCTTTGGTATGACCATGCCAGCCAGTCTTACCTTGGCGGTGAGAACGCGCCTCTGGTTGGTGTTGACCTATGACCTGCTTATCCTGCGAAGCCAGCCGTTCAATCGATGGCGTGCTGATCTGCCGCATCCTGCAAATCCCGGCCGTGAAGGCGTGCAGATGGTTTGTTTACGAGCCAGGGACCGATGAACTTCACCATCCTGCTTAAAGCCGCCGCCATTGTTTACGAATACAGCGAAGAGGACAAGAAAACCGTGCGCCAGATGGCAATGACAGACCGCGCAGGACTTACCGCCGCGCTAGAAGCCGACCCACTCTTACCCTGGGTGGCTTACCAACACGGATTGATTGACGAACCACCGAAGGAGAGACATGAACCGATTTGACGACATCAGAACATGGGCAGCCGCCAGGAATTTACTGGAAGGCAGCGACCCGAAAAGCCAGATGCTGAAGCTGGCCGAGGAAATGGGCGAGCTTGCAGGCGCTTTGGCCAGGGGCAAGGAAGCCGAAGCCGACGACGCCGTTGGAGATATGGTTGTAGTTCTGACGATCCTGTCATCGCAACGTGGCGTCACGATCGAGAACTGTATCGAAGGCGCCTGGCAGGAGATAAAGAACAGAACTGGACGCATGGTTAATAACGTCTTCGTCAAAGATGGTGACGTATGAAGATGATTTCAGAATTATTCAAGTACGTTGATGGAAATGTTGTATGGATTGTCAAACCATATCGCGGATTTTCTAAGCACGGTAAAACTGCTGGTCAGCCAAACGGACAAGGTTATCTTGAGGTTAAAACAAAACAGCTAACAGGCAAGACGTGTGTACTACAAGTTCACCGTATTGTTTGGGAACTACATAACGGAAAAATTCCACAAACCATGGTTGTTGATCACTTAAACAGAGATGTGAGTGACAACAGAATTGAAAACCTTCGCTTAGTTACAAGAAGCGAAAATTCAATGAATGCATGCGGAAAGTCGAACAAAAAGTCTTGTTTGCCTAAAAATGTTTACGTTGATTGGACTTACGGAAATATAACCAAGTACAGGGCGCAAGTAATGGTTTGCGGAAAGCAATACAGAGTTGGTGGGTTTGACTCCCCGCAAGATGCAATGACTGCTGCAGGAGCATTGAGAGCGCAAAAGCATGGGGCATTTCAATGCTCGCGTGATGGTGTTGCGCAATCATGAAAAATTCTACTTATTGCATTGACGAGGAAGAAAAGCGGATGGACATCATCGGACAAAATGGAAACGATGGGATGGCATACCCCGACCCCATCGTTGAGATCGTACGCGAGAAGCTGCGCATGCGCTCCGAGGCCGGAATGCTGAGGTATGGCGTGACGTTGGAGAGGAAGGACTTGAGCCGGCTTGACTGGATGCGTCATGCTCAAGAAGAGGCGTTGGATTTGGCGAATTATCTGGAAGTTCTGATTCAAAGGGAGGTTGCGTGTCGGGCGGAAGCATGAACTACCTTTATTCAAAACTTGAATACGATGCGGAATTCAGCACAGATACACCGGAACGTTTGGCGTTTGCAAAGCACATCGAAAAAGTCGCAAAAGCCCTGCATGACATTGAATGGGTTGACAGCAGCGACTACGGTCCAGGCGATGAAAACGAGGCTATTCGAGACTGCCTTTCCGATGCGACGATTCGGCAGTCTTCCGGTCCATGGCTTGATCTGAACGAAGTCCGAGCCGAGTTCGCCGCCTACTTGGCCAGCAACGCCAACAAGCGGCACAGCCTGGACGCAGCTCTGATGCACGTCGTGCAGTCGGCGTATCAGAAGGGCATGGCCGATGCTGCAATCATCCCGGTTGCGGTGTCGAATGTTGGTTTCCTGAGCCGTTCCAATCCTGTCACAGTGGCGACATGCTGACGCAGGAGCGCAATCATGGCTGATAAGAAATTGACCAATAAACAGGCCGCGTTTATTGCTGAATACCTGAAAGACAAGAATGCCACTCAGGCCGCTATCCGCGCTGGTTACAGCAAGAAAACGGCGCAGCAGATTGGCGATGAGAACCTGAGAAAACCTGTGATACATGCCGCTATCGAAGTAGCGCTCAACAAGGTCAATCAGGATGCGGGTTTGGACGCTACGCGACTGCGCCAAGAGATCGCCAGGCTGGCATTCTCAGATCCCCGCGGCATCCTTCATGCAGACGGCAGAATCAAGATGCCGAATGAACTGGACGACGACACTGCAGCGTCTATCGCTTCGTTCGAGATCGACAAGGACGGCGCCATTAAGTACAAGTTCTGGGACAAGAACAGCGCCCAAGAGCGGGCAAGCAAGATCCTTGGGATATTCGAGAAGGACAACGAGCAGAAGAACAGCGATGCGGCCGCCTTCCTTCTGGCAATCAATAACCGAATTGTTGGCGTCGCCGAGTGAATGTAACGCTCAAGAATGACGCAGAGCGCGAGCTTTACGCAAAGCTTGCAGAAGACCCTGTTCTTAGGCTTTCCACCCTTTACAAGATCGTAATCAAAGGGGATGAAGATAGCGACGATGGCCTGGTGATGACCTTCACGCCGAATAGAGCGCAACGAAGGCTGATTGCCAGAATGTGGCACAGGAACATCATCTTGAAGGCGCGTCAGCTTGGATTCACGACGCTGGTTTGCATCTTGTGGCTTGATGCCGCTTTGTGGGCGAAGGAGCCGATTCGCTGCGGTATCGTTGCCCAGGACCGTGAAGCGGCCGAGTCCATATTCCGTGGCAAAGTCCGGTTTGCCTACGAGAAACTTCCCGAGTTCATGCGGGCCTGGTTCCCGCTCTCCAAGAGTTCAGCCAGTGAGCTTGAGTTCGCGCACAATGGTTCGAGCGTGCGTGTGGCTACGTCAATGCGATCCGGGACGATTCACCGCCTGCATATCTCTGAGTTCGGCAAGATCTGCGCGAAGTACCCGGAGAAGGCGCGCGAAGTGGTGACAGGTTCAATCCCGGCTGTTCCAAAGTCTGGAATCTTGATTATCGAATCAACGGCTGAGGGCCGGGACGGCGACTTCTACAAGATGACGCAACGCGCCAAGGCAATGCACGACCGAGAGGTTGAGTTAAGCGAGAAGGATTACCGGTTCCATTTCTACCCATGGTGGGATGCACCGGAGTATTCGCTAGATGACCACGAACTTGTCCCGTTGTCCGAAGATGACCGCCAGTATTTCAATAAACTGGAAGCGGTGCTAAAGGTCAAGATTACCGATGGCCAGCGCGCCTGGTACGTTGCAACACGGGAAACCGATTTCTCCGGTGATGATGCCAAGATGTGGCAGGAATACCCATCTACATCTGAAGAGGCGTTCCAGGTGTCAACGGATGGCTGTTATTACGCTGACGCCATGACGAGGGTAAGAACAAGCGGGCGGATCGTTCGGTCAATGCCGGTCATTCCAATCCAGATAAACACGTTCTGGGACGTTGGACGTGGCGACATGACTTCAATCTGGTTCCACCAGTATCACCAGTTACAGCACCGCTTTGTCAGGTACTACGAAAGCAGCGGTGAGGACTTGATTCACTACGCGCAATACCTGCAGCGCATGGCCATTGAGCATGGTTACACCTACGGCATTCACTTCTTGCCGCATGACGCCGATCACAAGCGCATGGGCGAGACGCCAGACACCAACAAGACGATCAAGGAAATGCTTGAAAGCCTGCTGCCAGGGCAGAAGTTCGAGATTGTGCCAAGGGTAACTATCCTGATGAACGGCATTCAGGCAACAAGGTCCGCATTCCAGGGCGCATGGTTCGACGAGGAAGGTTGCTCTGTTGGCATCAAGCGATTGGACAACTATCGCAAGAAGTGGAACAAGGCAACTGGCGCCTGGTCATCTGAGCCGCTTCACGACGACAGCAGTCATGGATCTGATGCGTTCCGCCAATGGGGCCAGGTTGTCGAGGCTGGTCACAACTTCTCGGTCAAGCCATCAGGTTCAAAGCCGCACAGTCGCCGCCCAGGCGGAATGGCAGCCTAGCGTTCCATGCTTGGCATGATTTGGTCAAATTGTTGATCAAATGGCAGGCGAGGCGTGACAACGGCAAACCAAAACTACGGCTGGTATCCACATAGAGACCTGACGCATCAGTGCGCCACGTGTTTCTGGGTATTGCAGCAACATCGTTTGGCCTGCTGCGAGTTCGATCGCCGAGAGTTCCCGCACGCCGCGCATTGCGACAAGTACCAGAGGGAAAAAGATGGCTCAGTTTGACCGCGCCTTGGAGATCATCCTCGACAGCGAGGGTGGCTACAGCAACCACGCAAAAGACCCGGGCGGTGAGACACGCTACGGCATCACCAAAGAGGTTGCGCGTGAGCATGGCTACATCGGATCAATGAACGTCTTGCCGATCAACACGGCGGCCGACATTTACCGAAAGAGCTACTGGGACGCCTGCAAGTGTGACGAGATGCCCTGGCCGTTGAACCTGTACGTCTTTGATAGCGCAGTAAACCAAGGTGTTGGCGCGGCAACGAAGATGCTGCAGAAAATCCTTGGAACGGTGCAGGACGGGATCATCGGTGACGTGACCTTACGACTGGCGAACCGTGGCAACGCGGAAGACCCGACGATTTATCTGGCAGAGCGAGCGATGCGCTACGCCGACACACGAAACTTCGACGTGTTCGGACGCGGCTGGCTTAACCGGGTATTCAAACTGGCGAGGCACACATGAAATCCCTACTAATCCCGATACAAATTAGTATGATTTTAGCGGGATGCGGCACCAATCCGGCCACGCTGCAAGCCGTCCTAGACGCACAGACCAAGGCTCGCCCAACGATCAGCATGACATGCCCCAATGGTGGCTGCACGCTCGACTACACCGACCCGCGTGACCGTGGACTTAAATTGCCGACGAACGGCTATGACGCCTTTGTAAGTGTGTCCGGGCACGTCACCGGCTTAGTCAGCGGTGCAGTGGTACCGGCTGCGATGGGTTACATGGCGATCAAAGGCTTCGATGCGCTCAAAGGTTCTGGCGCAGTAACGACCACGACCACAACGACAGACCGCCACGACGTGGTTACGGATAGTCACGCGGCAGTGTCAACGCCTACTGTAGTCACTCAGCCCGCCCCGCTGATCGTCACACAACCAACACCCGTGCAGATACCAGCAGGGCAAATCGTAGTGGTACCCGCACCGTGACCGAGATGATTCAACCATACGAAGTAACCTACCAGACAGCGGGCCGTTGGCGCACGCGCAGTGTTATTGGTTTGTTATGCCCGACATCGTTAATACAGCACATGGCAGTTTCCGGATTAGTCGAGCGAACAGAGCCAATACCTGTGTCGATGGGTGACATCACAGTCAAATGGGACGCTTCAACAAGCGCGGGATACGACGCATTTTTTGAGTTGAGCACACTTCAATGACCGAGATGCTGACTAACTCCTTCACCCAGTTCTGGGACTTCGTTGATTCACGTGGAGTCATCCGTCGCATCGTTCTTGGCTTGGCGATTTACATGCTTTGGGTTCAAGGGCAGTGGGCCAACGAGTACGCCAGCGAGGCGCTTGTACTCGGTAAATCCGACGTAGGTATTGCCGCAATCATGGCGGCGATTACCGCTCCGGCGACGATGCTGGTCGGGTTCATTTTTAAGAATTATTTAGAGAGTCGTCCATGAGTGATGCAGTTTGCAACATGCTGTTGACCACCGCCAGTTTGGCGATTCCGATGCTCCTAGTCGCGTGGTTTGCGATTAATTTGACGGTGGACTTTGACCGCGAGGGGGATGAATGAGATGGGTACAGTCCGCGCTTGGCTCATTGGTGCTCTTGCCGTTTGTGCTGTCGCTTGCTTTTCTTGGGCTTACATGGCTATTCGCGCTGACGGCTTTGACGCTTGCGAGCGAGAGCATCAGTTATCTGATGCAGCGTCGGCGGAGGCAGCGCATCAAGAATATCTTGCGGCAGTCTCGCGTGGTGAAGAACTCAGTGCCGAACTTCTCAAAACCCAGCGGAGGCTAGATGCGACTAAAGCTGAATATCTACAGTACGCCAATGCTATTACTGGCGTCTGCGACCCTTCTGTCCGGATGCTGGTGGAGTACGCCTCCGGCGCTAAAACCGGAGTGCCCGCAACCCCCGGCGCATCTGCTACAGCGCCCCCTGCCGAAAGCGCCGCTGATCTTGCCTACCAAACCGAAGTCACCCGCGCCATCGGGGTCAACGTCGCAGAAAACTACGCCAGGCTCGACAAATGCCTCGCCGAATTCAACGCCATCATTGATTGGCACGTTCGACCAAAAGAGGCTGTGAAATGAGTGAACCCGATGGTTTTAGACTGGAGCAACACATCGGAACGATCATGCAAATCCTGGTGGTCGGATTGCTGGCGTGGTCTCTAAAAACAAACGTGGAAATGACTACACAAATGGGGATCGTGCAAGTCAAGCTAGAAGCCCTGCAGACAACGGTAAACCAGGGCACTGCCGATAGGTATCGCGGCACTGACGCGGCAAAAGACTTTCAGGGTGTGTGGGCCGAGCTGGCTCGACACGAAACGCGAATTCAGAAGCTGGAGAGCCGTCGATGATCACACTGCGACCTAAATTCTTCGTGCGTCTGTTCGATGCTGTCAGTCAGCTAGCCAACGTGCTGCTGCTGAACGGTGACGCTAACGAGTCGATCTCTGGTCGCGCTTATCGCAGTGGGTGGCCTGCGCAGAAGTGGATTAACAAACTTGTGTGGTGGGAACCAGATCACTGTTACTGGGCGTACCTTACTGATCTTGAACGCGCCCGCGAGATTATCAAACAACCTAATTTACCCGTTTAAGGAACAACAAAATGGCACTTGGCTTATCTACCACTCTCCGTTCTACTCGCGCCACCGATATCGTTACAGCCATCGGCGCAAGCGGAAAAATCAAGTTTTACAACGGCACGCAACCCGCTACAGGCGGCACGGCAACGACGCTGCTTGGTACGCTTGTAGGTGGCACGGTTATCGGCACCGTTTCATCCGGCGTACTGACACTAGGTAGCGTCACGCAGACCAACTCTGGGCATGTCTCCGGAACCCCTACATGGGTGCGCTTCACCACATCGGCTGATGCCTTCGTCGCTGATCTCAACATCGGCTCCGGTGGTATGACATTCACCGGCACGATTGCGACGGGTGTTGATATCACGTTGGTCGCTTCAACGATTACCGAAGGCAATATATAATGACCCCCGCAGAAATCCGCGCGGCGATCAACGCTGACCCCGCCATCCTGGCGCTGGTGCCAGATACCCAGTCTATCGCCGACGCGCTCAGCCTTGGTCGAACCAAAGTCGGTAACCTGACGGCCCATGACATTCGTCAGTACCTGATGTTGGTCGACCTCCTGCTGCCCATAGAAGCGTCCTCGTCTGACACCTGCAAAGCCGCCACCCGCGCACTGGAAGTGTTCCCGATTTTTGACATGACCAACCCCATGATCGCCGGTAAGTTCACACAAGTGCTCGATGGACTGGTCGCGGACGCGCTCATCCCAGACTTCACCGAGGTGCATAAAGCCACCATTTTGAGCTTGTCACTGTCGGATGACCCGGTGAGCGAGTGGGATGTGCGCGTGGCAATTGTTAATGATGACGGGAGCTTCTTATGAGCACGACAACCGTTACCAAAAACGCCAGGACAGTCGTGGCGAGTGTGACTAAAACCGCAGGCACCACGACACGTGGCAGAGCTAACCTTCAAACCGCGCTCGGCGGTTTACTAACCATGAAGATCACCAATGGTGCCGCAGTAACCGCACAGTGCGAAGGACGCGTACTTATTTCTCACAACGCCACGATGCCCGCTGAGGGCGCAGCAGGCGCAGACTGGAAAACGGTTTGGCGCTTTGGTGGTGGTACGGGCAATGGGGCCATCACGGAACAGAGTTGGGAGTTTGGCCCCGGCGTAATGAGCCTGGAGGTTGAGTTTCCGACACATACCGGATCTGATGTAACGGTCGAAGCCTATCTCTCAGAAGTCACCAACAGCGTCACCGCGTAATGTCCTCACTAATTCTGCCGCGTAGGTTCTATAGCCAGCCGCAGGGGCCGGTTGAGGTTGATTGGAGTAATCCGCTAACTGACGGATTAATAGTCGCATTTTCCGCTGGCAGCGGATTTAGAAATATTGCCGCGTCTACTGAACTGGTAAAAGTTGGAACGCCTAATTTATCAGCGGTTACACAAGAAGGCGTTGCCGCTAATTTCGCGTTAGCTTCAAATGATGGTTTATCGGTTGGTACAAGCGGGATTTACAACCCTTCAGAACAGACGATATTTGTAATAGCAAATCCAACATCTTTTGGAACAAACCAAGGGATGGTGTTGTTTTCGCGGGATAGCAATACGCTAGGCCGGTCGTTCACTCTTAATATTCATAGTGTTTCCTCATTTGGCACTCGGTATTATGTAAATGGTGGTGGAACTTTAAACACCAATGAATTGCGGGAAAACGTAGCCCCTACCGAAAAGCGTTATGCAGTCTGCGCCACTCAAATCGGGTCTAATGCTGTTTTATATCTTGACGGTAAATCAGTAGCGTCGTCTAGTGAATTCCAAGCGATAGCGTCCAGCACTGGTGATACGCAGATAGGTAGGCGAACATACGTTGGATACACACAGTCTTTAAATGGCACTATGCCGTTTGCAGCAATGTGGAAAAGGGCGCTCTCCCCGGAAGAGGTTGCTGCGGTAAACAATAACCCCTGGCAGCTATTCCGCGCCAAACATCGCGTGCTGTATTTCACGACTGCGGGTGGTGCATCTGCATCAATCAGCATCACCACAGACGAATCAACAGTATCGTCAAGCGCCTACGTCTCACCGCTCGCGTCTTTATCAGTAAGCTCGGCTGATTCTGCATTCTCCGGCTCGGCTTATGTTTCACCAGTTGCCGCACTGGTAACAACCACAGCCGACGCCGTACCCAGTTCAAGCGCTTACGTCTCACCGGCTGCATCGCTCGCAGTCACAACCGAATCAGCCACATTCAGCGGCTCCGCAGCATCTGGTAACGGCGCATCACTCAGTATCACGACTGACAGCGCCGTATTCTCAGGTTCTGCGTCAGTCTCGCCGGTTGCTTCATTCACGGTCAGCACAGACGAATCAGTCTTCAACGGCTCGGCAAGCGCAGGAACCGGCGCATCTCTCAGCGTTGACACTGCTGCTGCAGTATTCAGCGGCTCGGCTTACGTCGCGCCGATTGCCGGGTTTGCGCTAACCACTGAACTGGCCGTGTTTGCAGGTTCGGCCAGTGTCAGCACGCCAGGAACTGGAACGCTAGACGAGGCAACGATTGCGGCCATTGCCGATGCCGTATGGGCGCACAGCAGCGCAGTCGATTTCAGCGACCGCATGGATATTTGCTCACGCATCCTGCGCAACCGCACCGTCACCGACCCGAACACCGGCGTGATGACGGTCTACGCCGACGACGGAGTAACACCCTACCTCACCGCGCAACTGCACGAGGACGCCGCGCAGACCCAGACCTATCGCGGCCAGGGTGCTGAAGTAAGAGGCCGGCTGCAGTGATTGTTACGCGCGGGCTGGGGCGAAGTGCGTTTGTCGGGGCGATTGTTGCGGTTGGCTTGGGGATTGGTGCATCGGAACATGTTGAGGCATCGGTCCCATCGGATATTTATGGCTCCGGCATCGTCAAGCGCGAAGATGTTTCGATTGATTACGTTCGTGACTTATGGGAGCTACAAGAGCTTCGACTGAAAGGTCGAATTGAACCGGAGCCGGAGATTGTTGGACAGGTTGCGCCAGCAGAATCACATGCGGCAAGCAATCCGTTTGTTGCTGACAATGATGTTTCCGCGCCGATTGCGCTGGCGATCGAACCAGTTCAAGACTCGTCGTTGGCCGCCGATGGCGATCAAATTGATGCTGATACCGCCAAAGCTGCGCACGCAGCAAAGCTCAAGCGCAACAAGGCCGCGCTACTGCTGATTCTGGCAGAACTCTAAAGCGTTCCATGCTTGGCAACATTAGCCCAGGTAATCACCCTGGACTGCGCGCATGGCTGCAACGCTCGACCCCCGCAAGGCCCATCTTGTCAGGCATCACGGCGAGATAACGGCCCTCTATACCTGGATCAACGATGAGCGCGCGATGGTGCTTATCGCTGCGCGCCGGCCGCCCGGTTCCCCGTGGTACTGCATCATGGAGTCGGCGTCCTATCTCTATGCGGACGAGTTCGGCAATCCAACTTCACGCTTAGTCGCATCTGCGTCAAAAGCCGCCGATGTGCTTGGGCTCGATCAAACAGGATCGGCTGCCCGCAAGATCATCGACATCATTGTGGACGGACTGCCTGACCTTATTCGCATGCCTTCCTCGCCTCCGGCTGTCATGTCCAAGGCTGTGCTCGGAGAGGTAAAAGTCATGGCGGATGGTCAACTTGTGGGCGGCGAAGAAATCCGCGAAGAAGTGGACGGGGTCGAATATGCGTGAGTTCGAGGTAACGCCAATCCGAGGCAAGGCGCCTGGCGATCAGTATTCCGACGAAATGGATGCAAAGATCGAGGCGGCAAACAGTCTGGTTCCGTTCTCACGTCACAAGATGGATTCGGAAGAATCGCGCAAGCTGCTGCATAAACTGTTGGGCTGGTACTACCTTGAGCGTGACAAGCAGAGCGACAACCGCCTGGAAATGTCCATCGATGCGGATTTCTATGATGGCGAGCAATGGGACGAGGAAGACAAGGCGATTCTGAATGACCGTGGGCAGGTTCCATTGGTCTACAACGAAGTCGCGCCGATGATCGACTGGTTGATCGGCACTGAGCGTCGCATGCGGGTGGACTGGAATGTCCTGCCGCGCGAAAAAGATGACGTTGAGGGTGCCGACATCAAGAAGAAGACGCTCAAGTACGTCGCTGACATCAATAACGTGACGATGAACCGCTCGCGGGCGTTCATGGATTCGGTTAAGGCCGGGATTGGATGGGTGGATGACGGCGCCCGCGATGATCCTACCAAGGATATTCTGTATTCCAAGTATGAAGATTGGCGCTGCGTGCTGCACGATTCATCTTCGTATGAACTTGATCTGTCCGATGCGCGCTATCTGTTCCGCTGGCGGTGGGTGGATGAAGATGTGGCCTGCATGATGTACCCGGACCGCGCAGACCGCATTAGGGCGAGCGCGGAAGACGCCAGCATGTTCAGCCTGCAAGACGAGGAAAGTTGGTACCTTGGCGATCGGTTTGAAGGTGAATCTGGCTCGTCTTCCTACTTGGCCGGGATTGGCTCGGCGGTGGATATTAATCGGCGCAGGGTGCGACTGATTGAATGCCAGTACCGCATGCCGGTGAAATGTTCGCTGGTATCTGATGGCCCGCACAAGGGTACCTATTACGATCCAAAAGACACTGCGCTGAATGATGCAATCATGAGCAGCGGCGGCGCGACGATCGTTGACCGGGTAATGATGCGGATGCACTTCGCCGTGTTCACTGAAAGCGATCTTCTGGCTGTATCGGTGAGCCCGTACCGCTTCAACGACTTCAGCCTGACCCCGTTCTGGTGCTATCGCAAGGGCCGCAACCGCCTACCCTATGGCGCAGTACGTCGCGTAAGGGATATTCAGCGTGACCTGAATAAACGGGCCTCGAAAGCTTTGTTCCTGCTGTCCTCTAATCAGGTGATTGCCGAGCGTGGCGCGGTTGATGATGCAAACGTAGCAGCGGAAGAAGCGGCCAGGCCAGACGGTTACATCGAGGTCAATCCGGGCAAGCGGTTCGAGATCAACCGCGACTATCAAGGCGCATCCGGTCAGGTGGACATGCTGACCCTGGATGCGCAGTCGATTCAGAAGTCAGTTGGCATCAACAACGAGAATCTTGGCCGGCACACCAACGCAGTTTCAGGCGCGGCGATTACCGCCAGGCAGAATCAGGGTAGCGTTTCCACTACCGAGCCATTCGACAATCAACTGTTCGCCATTCAGTGCCAGGGCCGCAAGCAGCTCTCCCTGATTGAACAGTTCTATACCGAAGAACGGGTTATCCGTCTGACCGGCGCCAAGGGCAAGATTGATTGGGTGGAAATCAACAAGCCAGAACAGATGGCCGATGGAACAGTCCGCTGGTTGAACGACATTACCGCAAGGCAGGCTGATTTCATTGTCTCCGAGCAGGACTATGCCGGCACGCTGCGTCAGGTGATGTTCGACTCGCTGCAGACGATCGTGCAGAAGCTGCCGCCGGAGATTGGCTTGAAGCTGTACGGCATTGCGATGCAGTTCTCCGACCTACCGAATGCCGACGAGATTGTCGAGCAACTGCGCAAGATTACCGGCGAGCCCGATCCGAACAAGGAACTGACGCCAGAAGATCAACAGCAGCAAGCCCAGGCCCAGGCGATGCAAGCAGAAGCCGCGCAGATGCAGCGTGAAATGGCCTTGGTTGCGCTGGAAGAACAGAAGGCCAAGGTGCGCGAACTGAATGCCAAGGCGGGCGAGATTGAATCCCGCGCCGGTGGACAAGTCGATGATGGGCTGGAACGTGAGCTGATGAAGGTGCGCGCCCAGGCCGCCGACCAGATCGACGCGCTATCCGCCAAGCTGGCGCAACTGCAGTCAGAACTGGCTAACCGTGCTGCACAGATCAGCGCAGATGCCGACATCAGCCTGGAACAAGCCCGCATCGATGCCGATGCCAAGGTTCGTGTGGCCGAGATTCAGAGCGCCAGCAATGACGCCATGAAGGCGCTTGAAGGCAAGTTGATGGATGTATCGCGCAAGTTCGAGGACGCGATGAAGCAGGAGAAAGAAAAGCCTGTTCAGACCGAGCCAGCCAAGCCAGCGCCTGCGCCCGCGCCCCAACCGATGAACCTTATCGTCAACGTGGACGCGCGCAAGGATGAGGTCAAGAAGCGGATCAGCATCCAGACGGACGCGGACGGAAACATTACCGGGGCTGACGTGGTGCCTGAAGATGAAGACGACGACGAAACCGAGAAAAAGGAAATGAAGTGAGCGACCAAACGATTGAACAAGAAATCAAAGCCTGTGGTGCTGACGTTTCTCCGCGTGTCACGCCTGCTGACATCGAGGCGAACATCACGCAGCAATACTTCTTCACGGCGGCTGATTCGCTCGTATCTACCTTCCACGAAGGAATCCCGCAGCCACTGCACCTTCTCACATTCTGTGTCCTGGTACTCAAGAATGGTTTCACCGTCACCGGAGAATCAGCCTGTGCCAGCCCAGAGAACTTCAACGAGGAGATCGGCCGCAAGGTAGCGCGGGCGAATGCAGTCAGCAAAGTCTGGCCGCTCATGGGTTATGCACTCAAAGAGCGCCTGGCCAACAAATGATCAACGGGAAGGTGCCTCTTGGGGCTCCCGGTGGACGCGACGCCTTCCCACCCTTTGGGCAATGCCCGCAACCTGAAAGGAACAGCGCATGAGTGCTATTGATAAAGACATTCTGGACACGATGACCGACGAGGAGCGTGAAATCCTGAATAGCGATGAATGGAAGGACGACCAGGAGCAAGCCGCGAAACGGCCTGACCTGCATGAAGGCGACGAGGAAGTCGAAGAGGACGATGAAACCGAAGACGACGAAGCGCCAGCCACTGAGGCGCAGCCTGTAACCGAGGCAAAGCCTGCAACTGAAGCGGCTGTTGCCATTGAAACCGAGGAAGCCCCGGTAATTGAGGCCCGCAAAGCCGTCTATCGCGCCGAGCTACCAGCCGACTATGACGCCAAGGTTCAGGCGCTGGCCGAT